CATTAGTTGCATTACCAATACCACCTGTCCACCTGTAAAAAGTTGCTGATGTACTTCTTTCCTCTGAAAAACTACCTGTTGAAGCACCTAAAACACCTGCTGATTGATAGACACTTCCACTTTCTAACACACCACTTTCAAAAAATCTAATGTCTATAAGTTGGTTATCTGTTGCTATTGCCATATCATTTATAGTCATAAAGTGTACATTGTAAGTTCCTAAGTTTGTAAAATCTACTTGTGCAACTGAACTAACAGTTTGAGTTTCAATTAATTCTAATTTACCTAAATCTGCAACTCCTCCAAGAAGTCCAAATCTAGCTGCACCTAATGGCATAAGCTAACTCCTAACTAAAATTTTGTAGTGCATTAAGTAGTGGTGTTCCACCATCTAAAAATAAGAATGTCACTAAGTCTATTGCACCTGATCCTGTTGACATTGTAAAACCTGCACCACCTGCTGTTTTGGCAGTTACATCTCCACCACCATTAACTGTTACTGCATTGATTGCAACTGTTCTATCTGTGCTATCTTGTGTAATTTGTAGTGTAAAAGTTGAAACACCATTAGTTGGAACATTAGTAAAATCTATGTCTGTAATATTTTCTGTAAGAGTAATAGATCCTGTGTTTCCATTATCCATATCTATAGCAATAACACCTGATGAGCTTGTTACAGCTACATCTACCTCTGAATAGTCTTGTAAAGCTACTGAGGTTACTGTTGAATCTAAGTTAACTGTTACTGTACCAGAAGTTCCACCCCCATTTAGGTTAGTTCCTGCTGTTACTCCCTCAATATCTCCTGCTTCTGCCCCTATCCAAGCTGAGCCATTCCATGCTTTAAGCTGATCAACTGATTTATCATAAAATATAGTTCCCTCAACTTTATTTGTTAAAGCTGCATTAGCTGCTGTTTCATCATCATAAATAAAAACTATTGAATCCTGAATGTCTTGAAACCTAGCTTCTGTTACTAGATCTCCTGTTGTCCAATCAAACCATGCACCTGCTGCCATGTATTATCTCCTTAATTTCAATTTAAGTATAACTTAAATTAGTATCAATTCCTAACTTGTTTATACCTAGTATCCAAGCTCCTGTTTCAGCAGGGGATAACCCAATCTGCCAATTCCAAGTCTTATTTCTAGCATCTACTGTATGTTTAATTCTTTCAATAAACAATTCATAAGTTTCTGTTGTAGCTGCTGTAGTGGTAACACTTGCCTGAACAAAGCTTCCTAAATCTAATCCTAGTGCTTTAGCCCACAAATTAACATTTTCTCTAGGAGCAAAAGATAAAGACTCAATTATTGTTTGTGGTATGTCATTAGCTACAGTTATCTGCTCTGCAATAGATAAAACATCTGAATCCTGTGTGTTTAAAGTACTTGACTGTACTAAAACATTAGATCCAAACCTATCTACTGAGTCTGCACTTACTGCAATCTGTGTTGTTCCACCTGATCTAGTTCTCTGGACTGTATTAATAATCTTTTCATCATCATAAGAAGTTTTTATATCAACATAGTTAAGCTCTCCTACACCCTGCCCAAAATTTGCCTCTGGTGTTGTTGTATTAGTCAATCTGTAGTTTCTATCTCTAAAAGTTGCATCTCCATTAGCAGCAATAAAGAATGTTCCATTTTCTGCTAGTTCAATAGCTCTTAGTGCAGCTAATACAGTATCTGTTTGTGGTTGTACCTGCACTTCTAGTTGTCCTGTAGATATTGCTTGATTTGTATAACCAAAGCTATCAAGTATGTTTTTAGCCCTTACAGAGCTTAATTCTTGTGCTTGTGTAAGTGTAAGCCTAGTTGTAGTTCCTAGCTTAGAAATACCTAACTGCCACCCAAAACCATTTAAAGTAGCATTATTAAACAGTTTAAAGGCATCTACACATTTTAATTTAGTTTCTGCATCAGATCCCTGTGCAGGATAGTTAACAGGAAAGCTCTCTACAAAGCCATGAAAAAGAGTATAGGTAGAGCCACCATAATCAGCTTTTATTCTTATTCTTTTTAATGGTTGTATTTTTGATCTGTTATTTACTGCATCATAGTAATGAGTTGTTTGGTTAGGAGAAAACCTGTTATCTGAGTTATCTAAAACAACTGTAACTGATGCAGGGTTAAAATCTGAGAGGTTAGTTGCTCTACCTCTAGTAATACTAAATCTTCTTAAATAAGTAGAAACATCAGTAAAAGTTTGTGTGCTATCTAGTGGATTAGAGTCAAAAGCAATTTCTACTGTTAAATCAACATTAGAATCAAAAGGAACACTCATTATCTAATTGCATAACCTTTTCTGGCTTTTCTTTCCTCTGTAACTTGTAAAAAGTCCTCTGCATTATCAGCTAAATCAACAGTTACTTTAATTTCTTGTTCAGCAACTGCTCTTGTTACTGCTCCAATATCTTCTCCTAAGAAACTAAAACTACCACCTGTATCTATTGTTGATGGAGCTTTCTGAAATAAGCCACCTGTTCCAGCTCCTGAACTAGGAATTAAATCTATAATTGGACTCTTATTTCTACCCTCAATCTCATCTATTTGTTCTTGTATATCTGCTGAGGGGATCATAAAATCTTCTGGTATTCCTGCCTCATCTAATTGTTCACTTATAATTACAGATAAAGGCTTATTATTAACTTTTTCTAATAAAGTAAGGTATTCACTATAGATATCATTAAAAATACTTGAATAACTAACTCCTAAACTCTCTGCTAAAGCCTCTAAAGTTTCTTTAAAATCATCTGCACTAAATAAATCTGTAACTTCTTGTAATTCATTAATAGCATCTATTTGCTCTTGAATAGCAGAATTGCTTTCATCTACTGCACTTTCCATTTCAGACTCAACCTCAGCTAAATTCTTTTTAGCATCTCTTAACTCTTCTGATTCTCTAGTAAGTTCAAATTCAACATCTTTTAACCTTTCTTGAGCTAGAGCAAGTTCCTCTGTTACATCTTTTCCCTGTTGTTGAAAGAATGTTAACTCTGCTATTTCTTGTTGAAGTTGTTTTTTCTGTAAAGCCTCTTCTGCTGTAGATAGAGCTTCTTTTCTCTGTGCCTCTGCAACAGCATTAGTTGCCTCTTCAAGTTCATTATCTTGTTCTACAGTTTCTCCACTTTCTTTATTAATAATTCCATAAATTTTAGCTATCCTGTCCAATGTAGGTAATAAGTCTTTCTTAAAAGATTCCCCTAGTTTTTTATTTTGTGGTATTAAGTTTCTAACAATAAATCTATTCTTTTCTATAGACTTATTTATTATTGCTTGTGTAGAAGCATAGTTGCTTAATTGCTTAACAAGTTCTGCTGTTTCTTCCTTATCAGCTCTTCTTTCTCTACCTAAACCTCTTAAACCAAGTGTGCCATCTGTATATATTCTGTTTGTTTCTCTTAATTCTTTATTAAACTCTTCATAGTCATCTGGTCTAAAGAAATCCATAAAACCATCAAAAGAATCTTTGCCTCTTTCAAAAGCCTCAACTGTTCCTTGTATTGTTAATCCTAAATTTCCAAACTTTGTAATTAAATCAGGTGTTGCAGTTTCTCTTAGTGAATTAAACACACCTAATAAATCAGCTGCAGCAGGTAGTAATTCTTCTCCTATTTCCTCTTGTAATTCTGTAGTAGCAGATCTAGCTATTAACATCTGAGCAGCAAACCCAGAAGCCTCTCTAGCTGCATTACCTTGCTGTACAGAGGATCTTTCAAATATAAGAGCAGTTGTAGCTAATGCCTTTTCTTGTCTAGTCAAAGCATCTGCACTATCTTTGCCTGTTTGTTCAAAAGCCTTAGTTTGTACCTCAGCTTCTGTTATAGCTATACCATAAGTTTTTAGAGCTTCTCTCTCCCCTACTAAAGCTGATCTAAAAGCCTGTAGAACAGGAGCTGCACCTGCTGTGATGTTGTTAAATGATGCTATATCTCCTGCTAAATCAAATAGTTCTGATGATAAGTCTGCTGACTCTTCTTGTGTGAAACCTATACCTTGAGCAACTGAGCCAAAGACTGAGATAAGTTGTTGTGCTTCTGATGATGTTAAACCAAACAAATTAGCATTTTTACTTAATTGTTGGTTGAGCTTTTCAGAGGCATTACCAAAAGTAGTTCCAAAAGCTCCTGCAGCTTCTTGTGCTGATGATGCAGCTTGAATTGCAGAAATTGAAAAATCTCCTAATGCTTTAACTGCTAATAATGATGAGCCTACAATAGCTGTTTTACTAAGTCCAGACATACCTGCAGCAAACTTAGCATTTTCTTTAGTACCTTTATCAACTTGCTTCTGAGTATTCTTTATCTTTTTAGATGTACTATCTAAAGCTCTTCCAACTTTATCTGCACCAATTAACTTGATGAACATTTCTAAAGTTGTTCTTGCCATCTTTTTATCTCCTCAATTTAGATTTTGCTCTGGCTTCTGTCATAGCCTTATGCTCTTTTTTATTCTTATCTATGTAGTATAACTTCCAAGACTCAAATTCTTCAACACTCATACTTTTTCTAAGAGTATCAACAGTCATGCCTAAGTCCATAGCTAATCTAAATTCAAAAGCTAGTTCTGTATTATTCTGGAAACTGATCAGCTATATTAGCCTGATCCTCCTTAGTCCAAGCCATGCACCTGTAAATCCCTACTAGGACTGTATCAACTATTGTTGGTGTTGCTTTAGAGTAAAACTCTTCTACTTGATCTAATGTATTAAATTCAGGATCTTTTAATCCTTTTAGCAGTAGATGCTTTTCAAAGAGTACCTCATCTCTGACACCATCAACCTCTGATAATTTATTAATCTCAACTGCATCAGCTTTAGTTAAGCCTGTAACAATGACTGTTGCATCCCATTGTGAAATTTCTATTTCTTTAGTAGGAAGTGCAGGAGCATTAGATATATCATCTAGTTTAAGCCTCTTCATGATAACCTCTTTCTGTTGTGAATTACTTAATGTTTATTTTAAGCAGTTCCCTCAGTTACATCTCCAGAAACTTGAAAAGCAGCTGTAAAAGTAACAGCTCCACCTATATCAGGTGTTCTATCATAAGAAGTCATTATTGCTTCCCCTGATGCTTTAGG